GGCAATATCCAAGGCAAAGGTTTTAGAAATAGCCCAGACATTGACCCAGGTTGATGAAGAAACCGGAGAGATGATAACCCCGAATGAGGAAGAGCTGGCCAACGGTATCCGTGAATATGCGAAGAAAACGGCGGAGCGTATGGAACGGGTTATGGACGACCAGTTCCTGGAGATGGACTATGCGGAAGAAACAAAGAAGGTTCTCCGCTCGGGCCTGATGTATGGGACCGGGGTAATGAAGGGCGTATTAATAAATTCACACAAGAAGCATCATTGGGTCTCTGTCCAGGGAGGAGATTACGCCGAGGATACCGTTGAAGAAGAGTCCCCGTTTTATCAGTCTATCCGGCTGTGGGACTGGTACCCGGACATGACTGTGACTGAAGCCTCGAAGGCCGAAGGATTTTACGAACGTCATATTATGACAAAGCATGACCTGCGTGAGCTGGCGAAAAGGACTGATTTCTTTGGGGATGTTATTCTTGACTTTTTAAAGGAACAGCCGAACGGCAATTATGTTGCTAAACCATGGGAAGTCGATTTACAGGTTATTGAAGTAGAGAGCGGCTCGGGAAAAAATACTGCAACCGTCTCCGGGGCGGTAGCTGCTGATGAAAAATCCCGCTCCACAAACCGGCAGCTGGGAAAAAAATATGAAGTGCTTGAGTATTGGGGCTATGTTGACGGGTCTGATCTTGAAGGGTGCGGCATCGAAATCCCCGACGTAGCGCTGGAATATTCCGCGAATGTCTGGGTGCTTGGTAACGTTGTAATTAAGGCGGCCCTGTATGATGGGGCGCTGGATATATATAAAATATTTTATTACGAAAAAGATGAGACATCGATTTTTGGGGAAGGGCTCGCGAGGGTCATGAGACATTCTCAATTGGCGGTTTCCGCCGGCGCGAGAATGGTTCTCGACAACGGCGCTGTTGTGGCCGGCCCGCAGGTTGAAGTCAATCTGTCCCTTTGCTCTCCGGACACTGACGTGAACAGTTTTTATGCGAGGAAGATCTGGTACCGTGAAGGAAAGGGCGTTGAGGCCCAATATCCGGCTGTACGCGGGCTCGAATTTAACTCCCACATACCTGAACTTATTAATATAATTGAGCTTTTTAAATCATTTGGCGATGAGGAAACCACGTTGCCTACATGGCTTATCGGACAGATGACGAACAATGAGACCGCCCAGGCCACTTCTGGCCGGATGAGCATGATAACGGTTTCAATTAAAGACGTTGTTAAGAACTTTGACGCATTCACCGAAAAAATAATCAATGACCTATATGCGTGGAATATGGACTTCAATCCGCGTACTGATATAAAAGGCGATTTTAAGTGTAATCCGCGCGGCGTCGCCTCACTCGTCATGAAAGAAATCCGGATGCAGGCGCTGAACCAGATGTCCCAGACGTTAAGCGAAGAAGACTGGCTGTATATTCCGCGCAGAGAGTTCCTTGCTGAGAAAATCAAGGCGCACGATATTAGGCTTACATTGCGGTCGGAAGAAGAAGTTGATTTACTCCGTAAACAGCAGTCTGAGTCCCTCGAAATGCAGCTGGCCATTGAGAAGGAAAAGGCTGAAATCGCTTACAAGAAGGCCCAGACCGTGGCCCAGCTTACAAAAGCCAAAGAAAAGAACGTAGAAGCGGAGAGGGCCGCGCAGGAGCCGATTGAAGGAGCTCCTCCGTCCGAAGATCCGGCGCTAAAACGGGCTGAAGTCGAGTCAAAAATACGGCGTGATGACGAGAAGCATGCCCTATCACTTGATCAGCAGCGGGCCAAGGGGGATATTGACGTGGCGAAGGGTATCCAGGATATGGATTTAAAAGAAAGGCAGACCGAGGCCAACATAGCAGCTAAACGCCGGCCTAAAAAGGCGGTGCCGAAATGACACAAAAAGAAAAAGCGGCTGCGGTAACAGATTTCACGAATATTAAATATGAGGCTGCCGGGGTAAAAGTTCTGGCGCTTCTTAACGTGTTATTAGAAGAAACACGTGCCGAAAATGACACGGCGCAGTATGAACAGGTGATGAGAAATCAGGGGAAGATAGATCTACTTAATCAATTAATTCGGTATCTTACACATGAGCGACCAGAGCCAGCAAAGTAAAAATAAAAATTGTGTTGACAAAGACACATCTTTTATGCTACCAAGTAGCCAAATATACGGTGATATTAATGAAAGTATCACAAAAGATGAGGTTATTGAGTGCTTAAAGACACTATCAGCGGCGAAAAGGAAATTACAAAAGCTATGCGATAAAATGGCTTAAGGCTCAATTAACACACGAGAAAAAAGGCCCACCTAGGCGGTAAATACCGCCCATGGTGGGCTTTTTACATTTTAAGGAGGGAATTTTATGAAAGGCGATAAAGCGGACACAGGAATTCAAGACCCTGAGGTACCGGGACAGCAGACAGATGTTTTTGACAGTACGTTTGATGCTGCGGCAGGCGAAAAACCGCCCGAAGGAAAGGTAGAGGTTGTTGATCCACCTCCCCCAGTGGAGAAAAAAGAACCAGTATCGCAACCTAATGCCGAGATCAAGAGCGCGGAGATAGAAAAGCCCGTCGAAGAAATAAACGACGAAGAAAAGACATACGAACAACGCTGGAAAAGCCTGCAAGGCATTTATAAATCATCGAAAACAGCGTGGGATAAGGAAAAAGCCGAGCTTTTAGCTCAGGTCAAAAGAGAGCCCGAGCCCACGCCGGTAATAAAAGAGAAGGAAAAACCGAAAGAAACAAAACCTGATACTTTTGCAAACTTCCTGGACAGCCTTACTCCCGAACAGAAGGCGGAGCTTGAAGACTATGAACGTGATTTTGACATAATCTCCAAGATGGAAGGTTTAAAAAGAGAGAAAGCGTTTTCAGCGATGGAGGCAAGGCTTAAATCCTTTACGGAAGAGCTTATTTCCAAAATTGACCCGCTTTCCAATTTTATGAAACAGTATCAGGTAGAAAAAGAGATCCGTTCAAGCGATGAGCATTTTGGTTCCATAGCCGGTGCACACCCTGATTACGAGGAATACCGTGACAATGGTGCGATCCTGACGTGGATAGACTCAAAACCAAAATATATGCAGAAAGGCTTGAAGGATATTTACCAGAACGGAGAGGCTGAAGATGTCATCGAGCTTCTGGACGATTTTAAAAAAGAAAATAATCTCATGCCTGACGTTAATGCGCAGGTTGTCGACTTGAATGGTAAACGCGAACAGAAACGACAGGCGTTAAAGAGCGTTCCGAGCAGAAGGGCCGCTGTTAATCCCGCCATGAGCGTAAAAGAAGATTATGAAGGCGCGTTTGACGAAGCTACTAACAAATAGGAGGACTACACAATGGCTATGACTACTTACGGTGATATTACACCAAGAACTGCGGCATACGTAGCGGTTGAACTCTTGAAAAGAGCGATGCCCTATCTTTGCCTGGAAAAATTTGGGCAGGCAAAATCTTTGCCCGGAAATAAAACCCAATCAATGAAATTCAGACGGTACAATTCTTTAGGATTGCGCACTACTCCGTTAACGGAAGGTGTGACCCCGTCTTCGGAAAAATTAACGGCGACGGATATTACTGCCACTCTGTATCAGTACGGCGGATTGGTAGAAATAACCGATATTATCGTCGATACCCATGAAGACCCCGTTCTTCAGGAAGCGACTGCCGTTTCTTCTGAGCAGGCGGCAAAAACAGTCGAGACTCTTCGGTACAATGTGCTGAAAGCCTGCACCAACGTATTTTATGCAAACAGCGTCGCAAGTCGCGGCCTTGTTGCAGCGGCTATTTCTCGCGCTGACCAGCGTAAAATTGTACGCGCATTGGAGCGCCAGGAAGCTCAGCATCTTACATCTATCGTGAAATCGACTCCGTCGTTCAACACCGAATCGATTCTGCCGGCTTATGTTGGCATTACTCACGTTGACCTGACTTCCGATATTCGCAGCATGGACGGGTTTACGTCCGTAGCGGATTACGGTAAACAGCAGGCGTGGGAGACCGAAATCGGCGCGTGCGAAGATGTACGTTATTTAAAATCCACCATATTCACCCCTTACGAAGACGAAGGTGCCGCAACCAGCACAATGCTGACCACGAGCGGTTCCAAAGCGGACGTTTACCCCGTAATGTATTTCGGGAAAGACGCCTACGGCCTTATCGCCCTGAAGGGGAAATACGCGATTACGCCTATTGTCATCAACCCCGTTCCGTCCAAGTCTGACCCCCTGGGCCAGCGCGGCTCCGTGAGCTGGAAAACCATGCAGACCACAATTATTTTGAACGATGCATGGATGGCAGTATACGAATGCGCGGCTACTGATTAAAGTAACTGACGGATAAAGTTGGTCTGTGAGTGACCAGAATACACGCAGCCTGCCCATCCTAGCCGGGCTGACATCTCAGGTAGCATAAGTCTAGGACAAGCAACTAAACTAGGAGGATTTAAAAAATGGCTTATACAAAATTTGATGCCAAAGTGGATAGCGTCGATGATTCCCGTCATCTGGTATACGATGCGTTCCGTAAGGAAAGTATGCGCCGGGCGCTGCAAGGAATTGCAAATAGGGTTCTCACCGGAACTGGTGGAACTAATGGTACAAATACTATCGGCGCGGTTTGCGCCACGGGTACTACAGCTGGGGTCAAAACTACCAGTCCGGTTACCGCCATTATTAATGGTGCACGTGTTGCGGTAGCTGCTCAGGACAACGTAGAGCTGCCGAAATTTACCCTGCCGATTTCAAGCGTAGCTAAGCTCCTTATCTACGCAAATTCAGGCGGAACCGCTGGCGTTACCAGCCCGGGCAATATCCTGGCTGTCGCTGATTACGATTCCGCCGCTGCCGCTGGTTCTGCCGCGAAACTTCCCGACCTGCCCGATAATTGCGTGGCGTTGGGATATTTCCTGATAACCGGCCCCGCGGTTGCGGTCGCTTTTGACACCGGCCAGGTGCTCAACACAGCGACAACCGGCACTGCCGCGTTTACTGACCTGTTCTGCATGCCGTACGACGCATAGCAGCGAGTCATCTATAAGCACTAAGGGGGTGGGCTTTCCCGCCCCCTGAATTTAAACAATTTAACGGAGGGAATTTTATGCCAAGGGCAAAAACAGAACAAGAAAAGCATCCAGAGAATTTTTTTACTGGACCGCAGGGACATGTGAGAGACAGAATAATCATTCATGAAGGAGTCGACATTCCTAAAGAAGGGTTATTTTTATCTCTTAACGGTTATCCATTCCTGGCAAAGCCGGGAGTTGAAATTGATGTTCCGCGGCCTGTGCGCGAAATGCTGGATAGCAGGATTGTGACGATTACGCTCCAGGGAGAAGATGGAAAGGAATACACCAAGGATGTTAAGAGGGTTACTTATACTCTTGTCAAAGAGGGTATAAACCTTGAACAACCCACAGAAAACGCGGGGTAAGGTATGTATGGCAAAGATCTGATAGCTCATTTGCGGGAAAGTATCCTTGATGATGTGGTGCTGCCCCAGCTCTGGTCGGACACTGAATTGTTGCGATGGCTTAATTATGCCGAAGCCCAGGGTTGCAGGCGTGCCAATCTCATAATTGATTCAGACAATGCAAACGATGCCGGCACAAGCGGTACCGGAGGAACTGCCGGGCAAAAGCCGTTATGCCACATAAGCCTTATTGCCAATCAGGCTGTATACGCTGTGTCACCGAAGATATTACAAATTCGCAGGTGTCAGTTGGCGTCTATGGATTACCCGCTTAGTGGACCTGTTACCGATTCCGAACTTGATGATTTATTCTCCGGGTGGAGAGGAACCGCCGGTTCCGTCGGGACAGCAGGCACTGGTGGCGTTCCAACCTATTTCCGGTACAGCGGCTCGTCCATTGTGTTTATTCTGGCGCCGGCAACTGTCGATACTGCGTATCTGACTGTTTCACGCCTACCGCTCCAGTCCTTCGGCTTAGACACATCTCCCGAAATCGATGAACAGTATCATGTTGGACTTTGTGATTGGGCCGCGCACCTTGCGTATTTGAAACCCGACACAGAGACAATTAATTTAAATATGTCTAAAGTGTACGAACAGAAATTTGTCGAACAGTTTGGATCTTTGCCGGATGCCGCGGTACAGGGAATGAGAAAAATGCTTTCCCAAAAAACTCGCATGCGTCCGAGAGAATTCGGAAGTTAGACTTCCTATGTTGAGGAGGATAAAGATATGGCAATAATTAAGCTAAAAAAGTTCATGGAGGACGTTGCATCCGGGAGGGCAAATATAGTT